AGATATTATATCATCACCTGACAAGAATAAAAAATTAAGCAATAAAAAAAGTGAAAATAAAGAAAAAGTTATAGAAATTCAAGATATGATTGAAGAAGAAGAAGAAGAAGATGAAGAAGATGAAGAAGAAGAAGATGAAGAAGAAGATGAAGAAGATAAAGAAGATAAAGAAGATGACGATATTTTAAAAGAAGATACAGTACAAAAGTATGATTTTGACGAAGAAAAAAGCATTAAAGAAGATAATGAAAATAATATATTTAATGAGAGTAAACATGAAAATAAAAAAGTGTTATGTGAAGATATTAATACCGTTCAAGAAGTTAAAAAAAATCACGAAGTATCGTCAGAAGAAAAAGAAACTAAATATGAAAATGAAGTTTTTACACAAGACACTGAAAATGAAAATATCGAAGTTGAAGATATTTTATTACAACAAAAATATGAAAATACGGAAGAAATTAAGTTATTTGATGAAAATAAATATTTCAAAGAATTGCAAAAAGTTCAAAATGATGAAATACCGATTATACCTGAAAAAACGTCTTATGATATAGATGATGATAAAAGTGTTTCAAGTGATAGTTCTTATGTTAAAAAAATACATATTAAAGAAAATATTTCAACAAGAAGTAAGAAAAAATTAAGTTTTTTTTAATATTTTTGATTTTTTCTTACCTTAATAAGTTTAGAGTTCTTTTTTTTCATAAAAACACCAGGATCAAAATCTTCATTATCTTCCTCTTCTTCATTCATTAAACCCATTAAATCGCGTTGATCTTGTAATGATTGCATTTCCCATAAATCAGGAGAACACATTTTGTAATTACTATCTTGTGCTTTATACCAAAAAACAATATCATTTATATTATTTGATTGTACTTTATTATCTATTACAAGACATTCAAAGTTTTCAGTACATTGGTTCATCACCTGATTAAATACGTCGAATGTAGGAAACATACCTGCATAATGATTATAAATCTTTTCTCGTTCCTTTACTATATTATTTCTAAAAATAAAAACATAGTCTATATTTGATCTTAAATCAGGAGGTAATCCCAACCCGTGTTGCATAGTAATAAGTAAGAAAATCTTATAATGTCTTCCATTCATAAATATACATCTAATATTTTTATCTGACATAGCAGATTTATTATACATACAATCATCAAGTATTAGAAATGCTCTTGGATCTATAGATGACGAACCTTGTTTAGCCATCTCTCTTTTTCTACTATTTGTTATTGTAATTTGTCTCGTTAAGAATTTACTAATTAATTTTTCTTCTAATTCATCGTATATAAGCATTTTAGGAATGAACTTTTCGAAATAACCATTTGCTCTTTCTGTTGGAGATATAACAACACCGACAGGAACATCTCTATTATAATTTAATATATCTTTCAAACAAAAACTTTTCCCAGTATTTCTTTTTCCTATAAAAACGACAACTGAATCGTTTTTAATCTTTGAGGGATCAAATTTTCTTAATTCTAACTTCATTTAATTACTTATAATAAAAATAAAATAATAACTATACCACACACTAAATAAGATATAAAGATATTTTATATAATATGGTATAATATTATGAAACATTACTGGATAAACTTAAATAAATGTTCTGAACGTAAAACATTTATGGAAAATCAATTTAATAAATTAAAGATTAACAATGTTAGAGTATCAGCTATAACTCCTGATGATTTTGATAATGTTTTAGAACAAAAACGCCCTTTAACATGTAAATTTAAAGGTTGCAATAGTTGTGAATATGAGTTTGCATGTATATCAAGTCATATTAAAGCTTTAAGATGTGCTATTGAAGATTGTGATGACGAATGGTTTGTTATAATGGAAGATGATATGACAATACCTTTTAATATAGATTATAATTCATTAATTAAAGATGTACCCCAAGATTCAGAAATAATACAATTACATATTCTTTATGGACCTACAGTAAAAACATTATATTATGAATTATTACTTAAAAAAAATATTAGATTTATCAAATGGCAGTATTTACTACCATCTACAGGCATGTATATAATATCAAGAAAAGGTGCAGAAAAACTAATTAATAAATTTTACATAAATGACAAATATGATTTTTCTTCTTGTGAATATCAAATTGTTGCTGATGTTGCACTTTATTCTACAATTAATACATATGCTACTACAGTTCCTTATGCATATCCTAATATCGAAATGGGTTCAACAATTAATCCAGACCATCTTAACGCACATCATTTGGCTATATGTGATATTAAATCTGTGATTAATGATGGTTTATCAAAAAATATGATACCTTATATATATTAAAATATATTATTTTACATCATCATCATTTTTTTTAATTTTATATTTTTCATTAAAAAAATATAAAACAATTAGTTCTTTTCTATGATCTCTTAGTTTATTAGTACAATATAATATATAAGATTCATCTTTTCCATTCATTCTTTTATTTTCAATCCATACTTTAAATAAATCATTGTATAATATTACTGATTCATTAATATATGGATAATTATCTATTTTATTTGTAGCTAACATTTGAGCTTCTTCAGCTAATCCTATTATATGGAGAAAATGTTTTGTAATACAATCCCTACATCTCTTATTTTTATTTGTTAAATGTTCTTCAAGTAATATTGATTGTTTAATTATTTGTTGCATATTATATTTAGGATCACTTACAGGGTCTAAAGAATCACATGTTGTCGTACAAGTATCGTCAGAAATATCTGTATTGTTATTTATTTTATTTTTACCTAAATATGTATTCGTATGAATATTTATTTTATCATCATTTTTTTGAATATATACATATGTAGTTATCAAAGCTATAGTACACAATACCATAGTTAATACTATAATTATTATTTCTGAATTAATTGCCATATATTATCAATATATTCTATTATATTAGAATATTAAATATATTCTATTATATTAGAATATTAAATATATTTAAATGTTAAACATTTTATTAGAATCTTTTAGAGGAGGACGTGGAGGGGCAGGTAAAAATGCTTCAGGGGATAATAAGGATAATAAGAATAATAATGATAGTAATAATAATAATAATGATAATAATTCAAGTGGTATATTAGGCGGAGGAGTAGCAGGTGCTACAGCAGGTGTTATAGCTACAGGTGTAGGTACAGCATCTATGAGTAATTCTGGATCTAATAATATAGATAAATGTCCTATTAGCGATGATTCATTCTATTGTCAGATAAGTAGAACAACAGCTATTACAGGTATGATTATTTATATAATTGTTGCATTAATATTATTAATAGCATTTTTATACTTTATATATACGTTATTATCTAAAAAAGGTAATAAGAGTTTTTTTTAGATTAAATAATTATAAAAAATACTTCGTTATATTAGAATAAATGGTTATGTTATTAGAACATTTTGATAACTGCTCTATATTAAAGACAAATATTGATTTATATAATACTGATAAGAATTATAATAAGATAAAAAGTAAATGTGATGAATTAAAAAAATTATCTGAATCTTATTACAATCATAAAAAAATAAATAAGATTCAAAATATTGAAAAAGGAGATGATTTTATTAACTCTAATACAGCAATGATTGTGGGTGGGATTTTTGGATTATTATTTTTTATAATTATAATTATTATTATACTATATAATGTACTGTAATTTTTATATTTTTACATTAACATTCATATTAATAATAAATATGAATGTTAAAAATGTATATAAAAATGTACCCCATGCTGTATCAATAATTTTTATATCGTAATTTTTATAAATAGACATTGATGTTAAATTATAAGTACTATATATTGAAAAACCTACAGCTCCTCCGTATATAAATGATTTATATAACTTTTGTAATGTTTCTTCATTTTTTGAAATATGTTGTAATGTAAATGGTATTGCAATGAATATAATTGAAAATATAACTACTATATATGCCAATGTCGCCGAATAATAGTTAACTTCGAAAGGTAACTTTTGTATTTTTTCTGTAGATAATTTATATAATTTATAATTAGTATACATCCACGCATATTCTACAAATGCTAATATAATTATTAATATTGAGTAATTTAAATATATATTCATTCAGTTACTTCTACTTTAACAACAGATTCTTTATTTTTATTCCAAGTGACAGCAGCTAACTTCATCAATTCCTTAAATTCAATTTTAGGATTTTCTTGTCTAAGTCTCGCCATTTCATCTTTGATAAAAATATTGTATTTAGTTGGTGGGCGTTTTACTGTACTTTCTTTTGAACTACTTTTTTTCTTTTTACTTGCTTCTTTATAAGCATTTACAGCAAACTTTTTATATTCGTCTTGCGTATAATTAGCTTCTTCGCTAATATAAGAACAAAATAATTCCTTTACTTTTGATGGGTCTACAACTTTAGAACTTGTTACAACTGTTTCAACAAGAGGTGATTCGCAAGTCTCGGTATTCATATTACTATTCCTTTTTTATTATTATATATTAGTAAAGTTTTATATACATTTATTAATAGAAAATGTTGAAAACAAAAGAAAAGATATATATATACAATAGAAATAGAATTATATATACTAAAGATAATAAATCATATTTTAAATATAATCGTAAATATATATTATTAAATAATGATGATAATTTATATACTAATGCTAAAAGTATTGTCTATAAATATATAGGTGGTTTTGTAGGAGAAGGTGGTAATGGTGAAGAACGACCCGTCGAAAATGTTAATGACAGTAGTGACATAGATTCCAGCAAAAAAGAAAAAGAAGATAATAATAAAAAATGTCAAGACTTTTATAAAGTATTCTCAAAAGTTATAATAAATAAGATTAAAAATATTATTAAAAACAAAGATAATTATACATCATATATAAAAGATATTTATGCAAAGGCTAATGAAGAAAAACTAAATGAAGAAAAAGAAAAAAATGAACAAGATAAACAAAAAGATAAACGAGGAGAAGAAGAATGTCCCACTATTATTGATAGTAAAATTATTAATATTTATTTTATAGATAATTTATTTAAAAAATATATTGTTGATATTATATATGATGATGATAATATAGAACAAATATTAAATAATATATATCCTATTGAAAATGAAAATGAAAAAACTAATAATGAAAATGAAAAAAAAAATTGTCTTAATAAAATATCTAATTCCATAAAAAATAAAAAAGACCTTTTTGATAAATTTCAAACTTTTTGGGAAAAGAAAAAAGATGAAAACTGTGGAGATGATATTGACGGTATCAAAAGTAAAGAAGATGATTATTATAAAAAAGAACCATTTACTAAAATAAAAAATAACACTAAAATAATTGAATATGATAAAATGAAATTAAAAGAATATTTACAATCAATAGTTGATTATAATTTGAATAAAGAAATTAATAAATATTACAAATTATATATCGAAATTATGAATATAAAGAACTAACTTTAAATGATTAAATCTTTTATCATATAAGTGTC